CGGAAGGAATTTTTAATCAACCAATTATTTCCAGAACTGGAGGAATCTTAAACCCTAATCTAGAACTTCTTTTTAATGGACCAACACTGAGAGACTTTAACTTTAATATCAGGATGACTCCAAGAGATTCTAAAGAATCCAAACAAGTTAAAGCAATTATCAAATTCTTTAAAAAGAATATGGCATCAAAAAGTGAGGGTGGTTTATTTTTAAAAGCTCCAAATACATTTCTAATAAAATATAGAAATAAGTCAAATCGAGGAGAAGAGGGATTAAATAAAATTAAAGAATGTGCCTTATTAGGATGTTCCGTTAATTATACTCCACAAGGATCATACATGACATATGAAGATGGAACAATGGTTTCTTATCTTATGCAACTCGCATTTCAAGAGATTGAGCCATTATATGATACAGATTATGATGATAGTCACGCAATAGGATTCTAAAAAATGTCAAGACCTTACTTCAGACAAGTACCAAACTTTGAATATGTTAATCGCAATGCGGACAATCTTGACATATCGAACTACATTGAAGTAAAGAACCTTTTCAAGAAAGGAAAACTTCGTCCTGATATTTTCGGTAACTTAAACTTCTTCACAAAGTATAAGGTTATTGGTGATGAGAGACCAGATAATGTTGCATATAAACTCTACAAAGATTCAACATTAGATTGGGTAGTTCTTCTCTCCAACAACATTCTTAATATTCAAACTGAGTGGCCTTTACCACAATCAGTATTTGACCAAGTGATGCTTGAGAAATATGGTTCCTATGAAGAACTTTATTCAGGTATTCACCACTATGAAACTGTAGAAATCAAAAACTCCAGAGGTATCACAGTTCTTCCTGCAGGACTTAGAACTCCTAATACTTGGAGAACAAATGGAAACTTTATTCAAGTAACGAATACAACCATCAATCAAATCTTTGCAGGAAGTGCAGGAGTTCCTTCCACCACCGTTACTGTTACAATGAATAGTGGTATCAAAGGTCTAAGAGTTGGTGATCAAGTAACAATCAATAATGTATCGGAGTCAGTATTTAATGGTAAGTTTGTCGTGACTTCTTTGATCGCACCAACAGATGATATTGCTGTTGTCTTTACTTACGAATTACCATCAGTTCCATCAGTTGCAGATCCAGTATTAGGTGGTTCTGAAGAAGTATTATTTACGATTGAAGGTAATCTTGGTGTTGGTAATGCATACTATTACGAATACTATGATGATGGTCTTGGATATTATGTAACCATCCCATCAACAAATGTAGTAGTTCCAGTTACAAATCACGAGTATGAGTCCTCTGTTGAAGATGATAAGAGAAATATTTTCGCACTTAAACCACAATATCTCAATGTAGTATTTAATGATCTTGATGATATTATGCCATACAAAAAAGGTAGCACTCAATATATAAGTGCTACCCTGAAGAGAGGAGATAATATTAGATTGTTTGAGTGATCACTCTTCTGCCAATCGTTGGAAGTAGGAGAGTGCATCATCCTCATCTTCATCAGGAGTTTCAATCTTAGGAAGTGAAGGGGACTTACTGCGAGCAAAAGATTGTTCCAGTTCTGCAATCACACTCTCTTCCTTAGAAGGAGTTTGAGTGTAAGATTCATACTCATCTTCCTGTTCTTGAACTGCTGCACGAGCAGATTTCTGACCCAGAACATACTTCAGACGCTTCTCAAGATCTTCATAGGACTTGAACTGATCAGGAGCAACGATAGCAGAGAGAGAATATTCTTTCTTCCACAGTGCTTCCAGAGCATCGTCATCATCAAACAAAGGAGAAGAAGAATCAAACTCCGACTTATCGTAGTTCCAATAACCTTCAACCTTACGGATCTTCAGTCGAAAGTTTGCACCACCCCAGAAGTCAAAAGGATTGATGGGTTCTTCATCTTCAAACTCAGGTTGCATTGCATTCAGGATCTTATCAAAGATCTTCTTACCGAACTTGAACAGGAAAACTTTACCTTCGTTCTCGGGATGTGCAGGATCCTTTACCACATAGATATTGCTGTAGTAAGACAGTTTGCGTTTCTGCTTACGAACAGTTTCCTTATCCTTCTCACTACCACTGTTCCAGAGTTCACGATTGTGCTCAGAAACAGGATCCTTCTGACCCACAGTAGTCAGAGAGTTCTCAATGTACCAACCACCAGGACCTTGGAATGCGTGTGAGTACATCTTGACCCAGGGAAGTTCTTCACCTTCGGGTGCAGGAAGGAAACGAATGATTGCGGAACCAACACCAGTCTTGTCCATTTCTGGTTTCCAGAAACGTTCGTCAGCACCACCAGAACCAGTGTTCATTTTCTCTACTTCCTTCACCAGTTTCTCGGTGAGAGAACCAAGTTTGGATTGCTTTTTCAGATTTTCAAAAGACATTTGTATACCTCGGATTGTTTGTATTTGGCCTGTGTGTACCCCATCAGTCTACAGGTCGGAACCTGTCTTGTCAATACGTTCTTTCATGGTCTCAAGAAGTTGAGTCATATTATTAAAGATCACATTCATATCAACATTAGGAGGAAGTCCCATCATTTGTGCGGACTCCTTGATTTTCTCCTTCATTTGAATTGCCTGAGGATCATCAGATAATTTCAAACGAGTATAGAGAATCTGTTGTTTGTTCAATAGTTTTTCGAGAAGAGAAACATGAAATAGTTTTTCCTCTTTGGTCATACGAGGAAATTCAAATACATTTTTATATACATCCTCTTGAAGATCAGAGATTTCTGCCATCTCTGCACGGACGACTTCAGAATCAAAAAAACTCATGTTCCTCCAACAACTTCTTTAAGTATTTTTTTGTAATGGAATACATCTATATGTAGGAATGGAGAATACTTTTTTATTCTCAGACTGACGGTTTCCCACACAGGGTCCTTTAATTTCTTATCAAAGTTTTTCCCGAACAGGAAAATCTTATCATATATCACCATAGTTTCCAGACTAATATTACCGATCAGGAAACTTTTAAGAAGTATCGGATGACCTTTAGAACAGTCAAATACTTCTTCAAATTTATTTTCAAATAACTGTTGTGACTCTTCCTTAAACAAATAAGATAGAGATTGTATTCTTTTTTGCCAGGATTTATATCTGGTTTCACCTTCTTTAATCATCTCACCAATCCATAGAGAACCAGGATCAGTACAAGAAACAAAGTTTGACACAAAGAAATCTATAACTTCCTTATCTTCTTTCTGTCTAGATAATTTCTCGAACCAGTATCTATCCTTTCGTTTGTAAAAGGATTGAAGAGATGCACGACTCTTACCTTGATACTTGTGATAATCATAAGAATCTTTCGTAAAGTGATTCTTCAGGGCAAGGTAGGTCTTATAGGTATCAAAAGGAACCATTCAAAAAAAGTAATATAGGAATTTTTACCGGGAAAATTTTTCCGTCAAAAATGAAATCAAAAAACCAATTTGGCACGGGAGGTCTTCTTTAAGAAGTTTAACTCCATTGCCTCGTACTTAATCTTTTCCTTAAGGGGTTTTGAAATAAGTTTCGGAACAGATTCTACATCGATACTATTCTTTTCACAGAAGTGAATGATGGCATCAATGTAGTTCATGTCCTCATTATGTTGGACAAGGTTCTCAATTTCTTGGGCAAATCGAGAAGGGCAGAAAAACTTACTCTCTAATACCTTTTCTAATTCATTCTCCATTTGTCCTAACACTGTGATGTACAAACTGTTTCCTCAACTTTGGTATCATCATATAACGAAAAGAACAATACGTCAAGAAGTCTTATCATTGACAAACTTCTTGATATATTGAGTGAGCAATCGAATGTATTTTGCTTTGTCGTATTCTTCGTAAACTTCTACTTCTCCGTTCTCACAAGTCATAATAATCACGAACTTCTTTACAGAAAGTCCAGTAAGTTCATGAAGCATACATGCATATGCACAACACTGAACGAAGTATCCATCAATCCACTCTCGTGGTTTAGGTTGTTTTGAGGTTTTAAAATCGATGATTGAAAGTTCTCCATCAAACTCTGCGATACAATCGACAGTGCCAGCAACACCTAAGTATTGACTATAAAGAGAACCTTCAAGTGCATGAATATTATTTATACGATTAAGTGCTGGAACTGCGACTTGAAAGAGATGTTTTGAAATGGGGAGAACATCATCAGATAAAGTCGTATTCTTAAGATGCTGTTCTATGAGAGTGTGAGCATCTGTTCCACGACTTGTTGCTTTACGAGTAATGCGATCTGCTTCTTCATCACCAACCTTCTTACGCCATGCAGCAAACTTTTCTCTACTGAAATGACTGGTTATTGATGTAATAGAAACAAACTTCTGAAGTTCTCCATTTCCTGGAACCTTATAATAACGAACCCCATCAATCAGTTCCCTCTCAAGAGAAGGAAGATTCAATTCAACATGATTAAACATCAGAGATTCAATTCCATTTTAGCAACAAGATATTCCTTACAGAGACCAGAACGAACAATGTCTTCTACACCAAATTCAATCATAGACATCGAAGGCATTACTCGAAGAATCCTCATGAAGTCAACGATACCATTACGTTCATTGGTCTTTACAAGGTCGGACTGAGTTGCGTCACCACAGAACATAATCTTAGAGTTCTCACCAACACGAGTGATGATTGAATCGAGTTCGTGGAAGTTTAAGTTCTGGAACTCATCAACGATAATGATTGCATTATCCAGAGTAGTACCACGGATAAAAGAAGTACTCCAGAAACTAATAGTACCTTGAGTTTTAAGGTTTCCATAAAGCATCTCAAATGCAGAATCATCTGGCATCTCAAACATATACTTTACCATATTCTTATATGGAATCTGATAAAGAGAGGATTTGTCCTCATGGTCTCCAGGAAGGAAACCAATCTCTCGTGTTGCAACCAGAGACCTTACCAGATAGATCTTTTCATATGGTGTCTTCTCATCCAGAACATCACGCAATGCATTGTAGAGTGTGATGAATGTCTTACCTGTACCAGCAGCACCATAAGCAACAATATTCTGTTCGAGTTTATATTGTTTGAATAAAGCCTCTTGATTATCTGTGAGAGGCTCAATCGTCTTCATGATATCAAGATTGATTGGCTTCTTGCGTTTCATTTGTCTGTTACTCATTCCAAAGGGGACTGGGTTCGGTGCTCTCTTTCGTGCCATAAATTATTTAAATGGTTTTACTGTTGCTCCAGGCATTTTAGAAGCTTTACGAAGAACTTCATTCCACCCTGGATTTTTCTTGACAAGTTTTTCTTGCCACTCACCCACTTCACCAACTCCAGCACATCCCTGAGACCAATCCTTATCCCAGTCTGGGTTGTCTTTTCTCCACTGATCATAGTCAGCAACTGTCATGGTAAGTTCTTGTGTCTCACCTGTCTTAAGATTTTTAACTGGATATACTGGCATTGTTAAGAATAATGTATAGGAGTATTTATTAGGACCACTCAAGTGCTTCAGACACTGCAGGGAACTGTTCAGTAAAAATACCACGAACTAGTTCTGCAATCTCCATATGTTCCTTCTGTGTTCCGTGTGCAGAACGAAGATCGATGTAGTGGATCCAAGACCTTACAGAACCCGTCATATAGAGTCTTGTAGGGGTCGCCAAGGGGAGTACAAACCTTGCACACTCCTTTGCCACACCTTGTTCTAGAAGACGATTGTAGATTCTCATAGAGTGCTCAAAATGAACTCTGATATCTTCTGTCAAAGTCAGTTTCAAATAGTCGGGAATATCATCAATTGAGTTCTGACGATTCTTATCATCCTGACGACGAAGTTCTGGTAGAGGAATGGTCTTACCAAGAAGAGAACTATCAGCATATCTTTGGGAAAACTCTTGATATGTAAATGAACGGTGACGAAGTATTTGAGCCGCAATACCACGAGTAGTATTGATCTCTACAGTAAGAAAAGATTGTTCGAAGATTGACCAGTGCTGATGCTTGATACAGTATTTTAAAAGACCAGAAAAAGAATCAGAATTTTGATTGTTTGGATTTGAAACTCTTGCACAATAAGCCATATGTTTTTCTGCATCAGGAGTAGCAGATACAAATTTGACTTCTGGTTTCATATATTCAAATTCATCTGAAATGTTCATAGATTTTAGAAATGTGATTTTTAAAGTTTTCTATATCGTGGTCCAATTTCATTTTATTACAAGTAATGCAACAAGGAACACAATTTTCTTTTACATACCCAACAGAGTTTATTTTTCTATCAACTCCGTTAGTTGGTATTACTTTTCCATATTGAGTTTTACCTTTCCTTAGGGTTGGTTCTTTACCACAATAAAAGCAATTTGACTTTACTATATCAGAAAAATCATCAAAGTTCAAGTTCCATTCTATGTTTCTTACTTTTGCTGATTTTTTATATCTGGTAATTAAGGAGTTAATGTGACCATTTTCTGTTCTTTGTCTTTGTCCTCTTTTTATAGCACTTTCTTTTTTAAGACATCCGCAAGATTTATTTCTTGTATGATAGTACATAATTTCTTTTTCTTGATTGCAGTGAGGACATATTGCAATAACATATGGTCTATTTCTTCCACAATATTCTCTAATTCCAAGTTCTTCTATTATTTTCCAATTAGACATTAGTGGTATTTATTTAAACTATATTATTATTTATGGAAATAAATACCTTTAAAGTCCATCCCCATCATCATCATTCGTAATTTTATATCTTTGATTTACTTTCAAATCATCATAGTCGTAATCATCATCCTCAAAGATTTCATCATAGTCGGCAAGGTGAGGAGCAACCTCCTCATAGTTCAAGTAAGAACCAGTATCAGAATACACTTCAGACTTCAAACAGTCAACAAGAGATTCTAGGTTCCTTATGATTAACTTAAGTTTTTCTTTGTCCATCTCATTGAACCTCAACAAAGGTATTATAGTTAAAAAAAAGAGGGGTGTCAAGACCCCTCAGACTTAAATATTCTTTCAAACCATTCCACTAGATGAACCCGATAACAAGACCA